ATTTTTTGTTTAATGTTTTCTGCGTAACAGCATGTGTTGCTTCGTGCAGTAAAGTATGTACGTTGATGCCAGTGTCACTGTCTAGTGTTATTGTATCATCTTTGATATTGTACATACCTGATATTTCTAACTTACTGTCACTAATCAATGTCTTTTTAGTTTTTAGTTTTGTGTTACCTAAATTATTTACAAGTGCAGATGCCACCTTCAATACAAGTGGACTGTTTGTAGTATTTTGTAATTCTTTTAATGCACCTTTTAAATCGCCTTTCTTTATCTGATCTTTTACAACAGGGCTGATAGGGTCGTCTAAACCTTCTACCGCAGATACAAGCAGAAATTCGTTTTCTACTGCAGCAATTTTACGATCAGCCGCAGAAGATTCAAGTGCATCGAAGTTAAGAGTTGGTCTTTTCTCAATTAATTCTATGTATTCAGCGTCTGACAGGTTAGATGTGCTTAGCCTACCTTCTTTTGCTAGCTTATTTATTTCTTTAGTGGACATTTTTAAAAAGCCCGACAGAGATGGAGTTATACTTTTAAGCTTTATATCTGCAATCTTCTTAGCTTTTCTTGCCTCTTTGTTTCTTAAATTTTGTTTAAAAGCTGCGTCAGGATTGTTTACNACGTCAGAAAGCTGTGTCTGTACAAAATCTTTTGCCTCGTCTTCTGCCTTCTTATCTTCTTTTTCTGCTTTCTTTTGAGATATTTTCTTTTGGTAATCTACATAATCACCCACACTTATTTTCTTATTTGGTGCTAATCCAAGTTCTTTTTTAACGTCGGCAAGTTTACCTGTTTGTTTTAACTTTTCTGTAAATGATTTTGTTCTTCTTTTTAGTCTGTTCTCTGTCTTTGTTTCTTCTACTTGCTCATCTTTTTTTGTGTTTATATAGTCTTGGACAAAATTCTTTGTTTTGGCGTCCATATTCTTGTTCATCCATCTAAGAATATTTTCACCTGTTTTTTGATTTATACCCTCAAAGAACTGTTTTTCTGCAGACATTGCACCTTTTTGTTGTGCGACACTCTGAGAACCAAACACACTCTCATAACCAGCTACAATAAAAGCATCTAATGGGCGTGCAAACTTGCTAAGAAACTTTTGAGCATCTCTGTTTGCTTTATTTTCTGGTTTGTCTTTATCTCTGCCACTTTGCCCTTCTATAGTGGCTAACAACAATCTCTTAACCTTAGTTTTTTCTTCAATACTCATAGGGTCTTTTCTGTCNGGCACTATATCTTTNTACTTTTCNCCAAGACTCTGAGTCATNGTGCTCCATTTTTTATCNCCTGCAGTCTTCTTATTTANGCTTGCTATNTCTTCGTCCATACGCTTTTGTGACTGATCTTGAGTNATCTTTGGTGTGGCTTGCTCTACAGTTTTAAGAACAGGTTTTTTATCTGCAAGTTTAGCATCAAACTGTGCCGCTCCTTTTTCTACATCAACAGCACGTGCATCTGCTTCTTCTTGTTTCTTTCTATTGGCTACTATTTGTATTTCTTTCTTGTATTGTGTCTGTGTAAAACCAAGTCTTTTTTCAAAACTGTCTTTAAATACTTCTTTTTGTGATTTGCCTTTGTCTAGGTCAGCACGTATTGCATCTTGTAAATTGGGTCCTAGCTTGCTTTCTGGGCCTTTTACATCACCTGGTAACACGTCTGTCTGTGTACCTGTATCCACCGCGCCGCGCGCGTCAACGTCAGAGTCTGGGTCTACACCTTCAAATGTCTTAAATGTTTTATTAAAAGTATCTAATTTAGTGTCTAGACTCTTTAATTCTTTAGTTCTGTCAGACTTTTCTTGTGGTGTACCAACATCTTTTGCATTTAAATCTTTTAATTCTGTTATTTTGTCTTTTATTTCTTTTTCAGTAGAAACGTCGTCTTTCACGGAAGCATCGAACCCCGCTGGAGGTGGAGGTGGTGGTCCACCATCTAAGTTTAATTTTTTAGATATTTCATCTTGTGTAGCTGTTGTATCAACTTCTTTAATTTGTTTTGGTCCCTGTGCTTCTTTTGGACCTTGTAATTCTTTCGGACCTTGTACTTCTTTGTCCTCTGCAAAAGGATCTATTTCTTCAGGCATTGTTGCTTTAGCTTCTACTACCTCTTCTCTTGGTAGTGGACCTTGTATTTCTTTTTCACCTTCAGGCAAAGGTCCCACCGTTGTACTCGGTGCTGTTGATTCACCTTCCGCAGGTGGAGTAGTATCACTTCCGCCTCTCTTTCTAGGTGTAACAATCTCAAAAACAGCCTGTACAAAACCACCGACACCTGCACCTACGCCAAACTGCTCCCCACTACCTTCAAATGTGCCTTTATCTGGGTTATATATACCCTGTTCAATAAGGTTTTGACCAACACCTGCAACAAATTCTTGAGCACCTTCAACACCAGCTTCTGTAGCGATACGTTTGACTTTATCAAAGAACAAGTCTGTGCCTGTCTCGCCAATAGCTTTTTTAAATGTTTTTATCATTCTAAGTGGGGTAAATAGTTCTGTAGCACCCACACCTGCACCAAGTAGAGATGCAAGCCCACGCTCATCTTCTGTAGCATCACCTTCACGTGCACGTTCACTTGCTTCACCTGCACCAGCACCTACAGCTAAGCCAGCCGCAAGAGGTAAACCAACTCCAGGAATTGCAGCAGCACCTAATATGCCAAGGAATGATCCTACACCTTCACCTAATTTACGACCTACTAGATCTTCTGAACCTTTATCTGCAGAGAAGAAATCCTGCACTGGATCAGCTATACCTTGTATTGATTCGCGTAAACTAGATTCTGTTTCCTCTCCAAATGGCGTAATCGCACCGAGAGCAGCACTCTCAAGTAACCCAGCAGCACCGCCACCAAGACCTTTTAAAAATTCCTCTAATTGGTCAGGTGTTATGCTATCAAGAAATCCACCATCGTCATCTTCTTCAGGCTCTTCAGGCACAGCATTAATACGTGCCATTTCAGCCTGATATTCTTCTTCAATTCTAGCTTGTTCTGTTTCTTCATCTATGTCTGCAGATCCTCCAGCACGGAGTTCTTTGTAAGTATTGGCTACAGTTTCAAATTCTGATGTACCTTGCTTATCTTGGTTAGCAATAATCCATTCACCAATCTGCTCAATAGTAGCCATTTTACTTTATACCTAATATTTTATCTACTTCTGCCATGCCACCAGTCTTAGCATTTGTGCTAGTGGTTGCTTTTTTTAATGAATTTCTAAATGGCGCTACTTTTAATTTTATACCATCTCGTAATTTTTTAATGTTAGCGGCTAACTCGGCATCTATTTTTTTATCTTTTTCAGCTTTATCTGATCCAAAATTACTCGCTTTTTGTTTTGTTGCATTATCGGTTAAAGTTTTAACACCTTTGGCTTCTGCATTTTCATATAACTGCACCATTTTAGTATTGCCTGTTATGACATTTCCAGATTCTAATATGCTGTTACGTTGTTTTTGTATATCGTTTAAGTCTTTTTTCAGTGATGATTGTACGGCATTGTTAGATATTGTAGCTACAAGTTTATCAGCTTCCATTGCCGCACTCTTTTCGCTAGTTGTTAAGCTCGTACCTGACGCTACACCTTGTTTTTTAGCTGCTAAAGAGTCTTTAAAAGCATCTTTCTTTATAGTCTGACTTCTATCGGCTTCAGTCATGTATAATTTATTTAGTGCATCAAACTCATCTCGCTTTAACTTTTCTTGGCTTCTCTCAGCATTTATACCTGCAAGACCTGATGTTCTAAAAGCTTCACCTGCTGTAGCACCTTTAGCTCCTAGCAATGTTTGCATTAGTCTATCATTAGATAACTTATCAGGATCCATCATATTCTTACGCATGTCTGTACGTTCTTGTAGCATCTTAGCTATAAACGCTTGTTCTGACGGAGTACGCGCTGCAAAGTCTACAGCTTTTTGTGGATCTTGATTTATTAGATCACCTATACCACCTTTTACTTGTTTATTAAAGGCTCCGTCCATTGCATACTTGCTAGCGTCAAATCCACCAACTGCAGGTGCACCACCACTTTTATCTGCACTAAAACTATCTACGCCTACACCTGATACTACAGGTGGTTTATTATCTGTTACTTCTGGTTTTGCGGCTGCTATACCTGATAAACTTCCCTGAGTTCTAGGCATCATACTACCTGCGCCCTCAATAGGGATTATTTGTTTATCTTGGTTCTTCATAGCTTTTAGCGCCGCCATTTTTTCTTGTGCGCTTTCTCTTTTTTCTTTAACATCTTTGTATTTGTTTGCATCATCAAATAAATAACTACCAAATTGTCCTAAAGGTCCTGGAGCTTCAAGCCCTACATTCATTCGTTCTGATTCTAATATCCCCGATCTATCTGAATCACCGAATAAGTCTTTGCTAAGTTGGCTTTTACCTTCTTGCGATTCGTACAACGTCTCAAATCTTTTTTTAGCTTTATCACTTAAACCTTCCCATTGCTCTTTAGTTAAGTTTGCAAATCTTAATAAATTATTTAACTCGTTCTCTTTAGTTCTACCTTTTACTTGATCTCCTGCAGCAAATCCAATAATACCACCACCCGCTAGAGTTCGCATATTACCTGCAGGTGCTCCAGACACCCCTGCCATCTTACTCATATTTGCTTGTGACTGTGCGTTCTTTGTATCTAAGGCACCTTTAACACCTTCAGCTGTTTCGGCTACATTTTTTGTAACAGCACCTTCCATTTGTTCTAGAATAGTTCCAGGCATTTGCTGCTGTGATAACAATAAACCTCTCTTAGCTGCATCTTGTTCTTTCTTAATCATATTTAAAGCAAGAAGATCAAATAAATCTTGTTTTTGTGCGTATCTTTGTTGTAATGCTGCAGGGTTGCCTTGAAAAGCTTTCGCTGTGTCAGATATGCTATTTTCTATTCCTAATGCCATGTGCTATCCCTTATGTGTTTATTGGTGGAGCAGTATCTGACGGATCATCAAAAAATGTGTCAGTATTAAAATCTTGGCTTCTACTCGTATCTTGTTGTAAAGAAGGAGCTACAGTATTGTTGGTATTACCACCAAACAAGCTAGAATATAAATTCTGTATGCCACCCGCTGTGTTCATCAATGATGTTAGCTGTGAAGGTTGTTGATATGTATATGATTGTGCCGCAAGGGGTAGACCTTGTAATAGCGACTGCATGTACTGTACTTGTTTGTACGGGAAGTCTCTCTCTTCTTCAAACTGTGCTCTGTCAGCGGCTATGCCTTCAGACTCAATACCACGTTGAGCTGCACCTAAATCTGCTTGTTTAAGCAATGTGCCTAGACCGTACTGATTAGTCGCATCTTGGGCTCTCATACCCATATTTTGTTCTGTATTAAACTGCTGCATAGCTTTATCATAAGCGTTTGCGTACCCTGTACCTGTAATGCCTGCTATTCTATCTAATAATGCACGATTACCTTCAGCTTCCATGACACCTTGTCTTGAACCGCCAAATGCGCCTGCTCTAGTTAACCTGCCAGCATCTTGTATACGTTTTATCTCAGCTTGCCTATTAGCTGCATCTATCTGCGGGGTCAAAGCTGCTTCAAGATATGGATTCATAAACTGCTGTGCAGTACCTGATTCAGTAAAACTTGTTGGTGTAAACGCGCCCATCTGTTCTGTAGGAACGGCTAAACCCGCTAAACCACTAAAAGCTTGATTTTGCAAATTAGATTGCCCTGCTGTAAGAGGCCCCTGATAAGTTTGATAAGGCATACTCCCAAGAGCCTGACCTCGACCAAGCATTTCTGTAACATAAGGTCCAACATAATTAGAAAGAGCCGACTCTGTACCTATCTGTTTACCTGTAGTATCTCCAGCGTTGGCTGTACTTAACGGTGCTAAAGGATCTGTTGCCATAATTAAGCCCTCATTGTTGTTGGAAGCATTTTACTAGGATCAATAGCTGGAGGCTGCTTCTTCATACCCGTCCTAGCTTGCCTTACTTTGTCCATCATTGCATATAAGTTTTTAGCACCTGCATCAGAGTTGCCATTACCCATGCCACTAACCACATCTGCAGGTATAACAAATTCTCCACCACTCAACGCTGCGGGATCTTTGCCATCTATACTTGCAGGTATTGTATCTGCCATTCCGTCCATAGAGCCACTAAGATATCTAGGCTGTGCCATCATCTGAGCCATTCTTGGCATACCACCCACTGCTAGACCTATTATACCACCTTGAGCTGCTGACTGCACAGGTGTATTATTTGCTGCCGCCGCTTGAGCCGCTTGTTCTGCTGCCGCTGCTCTTACAACAGGTAAGCTTTGTCCTGCTCTGTTTTGTTGAGCTAGATTAGCTAAGTTTGCAGCTTGTAATCCTGTTGCCTGCCCACTAGTATCTCCACCACCGTAATTTACATCTGTAAAGTATCGTTGACCTGCACTGCCTGGCCTTCTAGCTGCATCATATGTCCCAGGAACTTGCATACGTGAAGCTGTATATGAAGGTATCTTGCCCTGATATCCAGTCATTTGAGGACTACCACCACCAAATATACTTGTTAATACGTTGTCCTGACCTAAAACACCCGATGTGCCTAGTAGACTGCCTATGCCACCTACCGCGGCTGCAACTTTATTTCCACTAATACTACCATCTGAATTAGTAAAGGCGGAGCCTATATCTTCAAGTAATCCTGTGCCTTGCGTGTCACTATCACCAAAATTAACGTCTGTTACATAATCATAGGCACTGCTACCTAAACCCGTAATAGTGTCCCAAAAGTTAGTTGCCATTAGCCATCTCCTATGAGCTTTAATAATTTATCATTAATACTGTTTATTTGTCCACCTTTTCTGTAAGGTGTCTGGTAAAAAGATTCTTGCCCTGCATCTCTAAATATACTTTTGAAGTCATAAGGACTAGTAATGTTTGCAGGATCTACTTGTTTTACATCTACAGCCTGCGGTTGTAAACCTTGATATAACTGTTGTGTATTAGAATATTGCTGTTGTTGTTGTGCTTGTCGAATTGCATTTTTTCTAGCTGTTTCTTTCTCTACGGCTTTCTGAGTTGCTGTAGCATCTGCTTGTTGTTTAAACTGATCGTCTATAAATGCTTGTGTTTCATCTATTCTATTATCATAATTAGTGCCTAGATTTGCAATGTTACTGTATAATCCTGTAGCAACGTCTCCAGTGTTAACGTTAGCAGGGGCACCCACGAGAGATGTAAGAGCATCAGCTTTTTTGCCTGCCGCGTCTAATTCTCCAGTAAGCACGTTCTTCAACGAGTCAGTTTCTACCTTTTGCCCCGTTATTAACTCTCCAAATTTTTTATCTTGCGCGGCTAGCTGAGTACCAATATCTCCTATTGTAGCGCCTAAACCCGCAGTGTTTGCTTGTATTGCTTCCTCACGTTTTTTATTCTCTGCTTCATACTCATTTAATAGTTGATATAACGTGTTATACTGTGCAGCAGGTAAGTTTTTTGTAATGTCTTCTTCTAAAATATAACCATCGTCAGTTTGACCTACCAAATTTAGAATATCTTGTTCAGTAGGGTTTGCTAATCCAGCAGCTGCATAAGCATCTCTTACTTCTGTTCGATCAGTAAAACGTTCGTCCACATAATTTGTAATTTGGTCTGCAACTTGCTCATTAGATATATTGCCCGTAAATGACGCTATAGCTGCAGGAGTTGCTTTAAATGAAGGATTTATTTCTCGTATTTTTTCTTGTATTTCGCCACTAGTTTGATATTGCGTAGGTGCTATAAAATTAAATATATCTGTCTTTTTAGTATTATTTACATTAGATGCAGACAAGAACTCGTTTGCTTGCGTTATGTACTTATCTTTATTTTCTTCTGGTGCGTTCTCTGCATTGCTTATTATTGACTCAAGACCAGGATTAAAAGCGGTTAAAGCATTAAGTTTTAAGTCATTTGTTTGTCTCTTAACAAATTTAGGATTATAATCGTCAACTTGATATGCACTATTGTTTAACCCAAACAGCTCACTTGTTTTTGTTAACGCATTGTACCCTTCGTTATCCGTATTCCCACTAAATTTGTATTGTTGATAATTAGTAAACTCATCTACATAATAAGGTAATAAGTTGTCTGAAATCTTGCCTTCAGGTGCTGCTTTGATTTTTTCTAGTACAGGTGCAGGCACGTTAGAAAATTCACTACTACTAGAAAACAACCCCTCAAAGTCTGCATCTTTTAATGCGTAACTCATACTAGCAGTAATAGCTCCAGTAATTATAATGTTGTTCATAGCATTGTTAGACATGGTAGCCCCACCGCTAGATGGTGTTATTTTATTGTCTATATTTGCAGCTACACTCTTAAATTTATCCCCAAACTCTTTAGATTTTTTAGGTGAAATTCCTTTAGTTGTTAAATTCTTAGTAATAGAATCTCCAACTTCCTTTACTGTTTTTCCAGCTTTTAGCACTGAGGCACCCGTAAAAAATTGCAGTGCTGGTTCTACTATCTTGTCTAGTAACAATACATCAGGGATGTTTGTGACCCCGTTATATATTACTCCTAACTTATCTAAAGTAGTTTCAGCTGTGCCATAATCGTTGTCGAATTTAGCGATATTAAATTTATACGCCTCTGTATTTTCATTCTCGGCAAGCCTTAGCATATTATCCGTAAATTGGACTACATTTTCTGATATAGGACCTATATCTTCTTCATTTGTTGTAGCTGCAAGGAGCATCCCTGATTGACCTCCAAATCCATATTTCAACAATGAATGCCCATATTCTAAAGATCTATTCGCAGAATCTATAGCTTCAGGTCCCGCTTTAGCCAGACTAACAAGGCTATTTCTATACCATGCAGACTTATCTGTTTCATTTTGATAACCTGCATCCGAAAATGTTTTTGCATTTTTAGCTAGGTTGTATATATCTTTACCTTTTTGCTGATTGATATATGCACCTGCTTCATCATCAAATGTAGATATAAACTTTAGATGTTCTTCAGGGTATAGCTCCTCCATGCTGTCAAATGTAAAAGACCTGTCATCTTCTGCAACGACCTGATTTGTGTCTGTATTGACAGTTTCAAATTTTTGATTTTCTGAGTTAAATCTTTCTACAACTAAACCTCCAGCTTCGTTATTCCATTTAGGATCTGCGTCGGCTAGGTTATCATGTTCTTCCCAAAAGAGCTCTCCTTCCTCGTCAACACTTAACGTAACATTTCCGTCTATAATGTCAGTAGAGTCTACCTTACTAGAGTCAATATTCTTATTATTAATGTCTATAGATTGATTTAGTAAAGACGTTATAAGGTTATTGTGAGTGTCTTTTTTAACTTTTTTCTCGTATTGTTCTGTATTTATAGCTAGTTCAGCATCTTTTCCTACAGTAAGCCAATGATAATAAGGATCAACAGCTTCACCTGTTTCACCTGCATCTTCTAATCCGTTTGCTTTTACGTATTCTTCTTCGTTAAATGCACCGCCCGTCATACTGTTTACAAACGCTTTGTTTGTTGCATCGTAACTAGGCACTAGAGCCTCATCTAACTTGTCGGCTTTTGAGGTTAATCCATCTCGTAATACTAAATATTCATCCGCAGCCGTTTTATAATTAGTAGATAATGTATTTGCCTGTTCTGTATATTGTTGAAGCAGCGGTGTATATTTTTCTTCGTATTCTTTATCTAATTGCGTTGCATATGCGTTGTAAACTTTTATTTTGTTGTTGTATGCGTCAGATGATGACTGAGTAGGACTTGCTTCAAAGTCAATCTTAGCTTGATCCATTTCCGCTTTTAGTCTTGCACGTTCGTCAAAGCGTGGTATCAGCTCCTCACGTGTACTGTTGTACTGCGCTACCGCAGCTTCGTATTCAGCAGCTATAAAATCTACTTCACCTGCTTTTTTCTCTGTTTCTTGATATCCGCCAGTTACTTCATCAATAGTCTTTCTTGCCACAGTGTCAAAGCTCTTAATAAGTTCTGTAGCCCCAGATTGTGCAATAGATGTTAATGCGGCCTGTGTTATGTTACCACCATTTATAGCTGCGGAGGTTGTTTTAATAACGCCATTTGTTATTGCAGCTATTTGAGCGTCGCTCGGATCGTAGTCTGTATTCTGTAACATAAACTGTTGTACTGTTTTAGCAGATACTGTTGCTTGTAATATAGCATTAGACATAACTTCTTGACTTATAGCACCTTCTTGTCCTGATAATGTATAGGCTAACTGTGTTTCTATTACACTTAATGCAGCTGCAGGTATAGGATCGACTGTGGCTGGAGCACCCGCATCTCCTACTGCAGCTGGATCGTTACCAACAATACTGCCTCCCTCACCTTCTATAGCTATATTAGACCTAACTTGAGCCATAGCGGCACTTACACCTGCTTGCACTCCACCTGTTAACGCAGCCTGTACTGGGTCTTGCCCTAATATAACTGCTGATGTGGCCGCAGTTGTAGCTCCTGCCGCAACCGAAGCTGCTACCGTACTACCTGTAGATGCACCTACATAAGCACCAGCTTTACTACCTACTTGAGGACTAATATTTTGTACTACATATGCCTTAGCACTTGCTTCTAGTATGTCACCTATGTCACCGCCTTGTTGAGCCGTGTCTGCACCTGCAACTAATGGCAAAGCCCACCACTGTCCTGATGCCGCCGCCGCTGCGTACGCAATAGTTCTTACTGGGTCATCAGCCATAGCTTTTGCAGTGTCTTCTACTGCATCGACAACTGGTATCAATATGTCATCTTGCACAAAATCGCCAACATCTTTTACAACATCGACAACACTGTCAACCACTTTTTTTATAGGTCTAAATATAGCTCCCATTAAAATCTCTCATTTAAAGGTTCTTTGCCAAGTCTTATATATACAACATACATACTATCTTCTGTCTTACCAACAGCAAATTCAGTGTCAGTATCTTGTAGTCTTTTATGTATGACACGCATAGCAGACAACAATGTGTCTCCTTCAAACTGTGACGTATAGTGTGTTATGCCTTGTTCTTGTATGTATGCTATATATCTTAGTATGTTCTTTATAAAGTTTCTACCTGTGTCTACGTTAAGAGGCCTACCTACCACTTTAGTTTTGTTCTTGTCTTTGCCTCTATGACCAATAAACACAGTATTGCCTATATTTACAACTTCACACCCGTCCATAGATGTTTCTTTGTGTATAGCCATTAACACTGATTGTATTGGCATTTCTCCAGTATTTAAATTGTTCACTGCCATAGTTATTATTTCGTGTATATCAAGTTGTTTTTGGTTACTATCTACAATCTGCACTACGACACCTCTAAGATGCTTGCAACTACATGCAGTCTGTTAGCTGTAGCAGCCGTTACTTTAAGTATTTCGCCAGTTTTTACAACTAACGGAGCAGTAATTAATTCTGTAGTGCCGTTAGCCGATATTGATTTGGTTTTAAATAAGCTAAATACAGCAGGAGAAGACTCTGCATCGGTTATAGTAACAGTTATTGTATCTGCGTTACCTGAATCTTCTGACACAAGTATTGATTTTACTATGGCTGTGGTCAAAGCAGGTGAAGTATACAGCACTGTTGCTCCATTGGATGTTAAGTCTTTCTTTGCATTTGTGTATGTATTAGGCATTAGCTTAAAAACCACCCCGTTGCTTCAGCTCTGTCAGTTATAATAGCATTTCTTAGACTTGTGTCTATCTGATTAAAGTATAAACGTAAAATACCATTAAACTGCTCTGCTTGTTGTTGATCGTACTCTGCAGGAGGATAAGGTAATGCTGGGGCACGGAACTCTACGCCATATCTTGTATTATCTACAGCCATTAACGCCTCCCATCAGGTCGTATGTCAAGGCGTGGCGTACCCATTTGCCATGTAACACCTGTAGCAGAAGACGAAAACTTCATCGATAACTGTCTTCCTCGCACTCTTATGTTTATTAAATCAGTAAACACTTCAACAGGAGACGTTGCTGTGCGTGTAACAGTCGCATTATTAACCCCACCCTCTGAAACAGGAGAGTTACGTCCAGAACCAGAACTAGCAAGGGCATGTAAAGTAATAGTTGCAGCTGGGCTTGATGCTGTAGAGCCATCAAAAGACACGTCAGGCACGACACGATTGACTAATGAAAATCTATCGCCATCTCCTATATCAAAATCAGAAGATTCTATGAACGCTGATATAGCCGCGGTGCTACCAGTTTGATTGTCATCTACACCTGTTTCGTGATCTACTAGGTTAAGATCATAAGTTGCTGCTAACGGAGTGTCACGCAAACCAGAGTCAATCCAAGCTGTACGGGCTAAAGTGCCGTAGTACCATATTTTATCCAAGTAATTATATATTACATATTTGTCTATATTAGTTTCTCCATCAGAGCAATAAAACCACCATATTTCATGAAAAGACTCATTAGTGCCTGAAAACACTTGGCCATATTGCGCAGTGTTAAAATCATTAAATACATACTTACGTACATCACATTTGAGTGGCTGAGTACGACCATCGTACATATAAAATTTGTCTTTACCCATCCAGTACGCAACACCATTTGCATATGATACAGCATTTTGAGACGAGATAGATATATTTTCTCCAACGAGCGTTGCTGCCCAGACCGCAGGTGCTCCAACATATTGCAGTGAATATAAAGAAGAATCTGTCCATACAAGAATTTCTTGCCGAGCCTGTGATGCAGCTACAATTTTAGTACCACGAGATAATCGCAGGCTACCCGCTTGGTTTGTAGCTGAAGGGGTCCAATTAGCTGCATCTTCTTGGTCTGACCATCTAAGTAATGTAGGATCTATAGAAGAGCTACCTATAGCATTAGTGCCAAAACAAAATACAAATCTGCTAATATCGGACACTAATATAAGATTTTGTAACAAAGGAACGTTAGACGCCCCACTAAGAGTAGATAGTTCAACAGCTCTAGTACTAACACCATTTGTAGCATCCCAATAATATATAGACCCTCCATCGTTTCCAAATACTAAATCTTCACCAAAGTTAGATTGAGACCAAAAACGAATTGCAGTTGTAGAAGATTCACCAACACCCCAAGTTCCTTGTCCCCAAGTTGCTGCACCCCAACCTGTGATTGGAACAGCAAAAGGATTTCCTACATTAATCTGATACGCGGCCGACACAGCGCCTCCACCTGTAGCACTAGAAGTAGCATTAGATGCTGCTGTAATGTTATATGTACCTACAGCTGTAGTAACAGAAAGACTAACTACAAATTCACCATCTATGGTAAGTCCGCCTACTGCTGACGCATTACTAAATGTAACGTAGTCACCGTTTTGATAGCCACCATTTGCATCTGTAACTGTGACAACTGCAGACCCAGATGTAGTGGTGAAAGGATTACTTAAAGATACAGTTGTACGTAGGGGGCTAACATCAAAATAAGTACCAATATTTTCTATATAAAACTTTAAATGAGTGCCTACACCAATAAGATTTTGACCTCCTAAAGTTACCCAGTTATGTAAAGAACGACATACTCCTTCAAAGGTAGAGGAAGATATCTGTTGCCAACCACCTATTTTTTCAGGTGTGCCTTGTCGAAACCGTATTTTGTCTCCGTCATAGTATCCACCTTCAGTTGTGTATCGTGTGCCTT